AGTCCAGAAAATTTTATTTGTTTAGGCACCCAAGGTGCCCCGTCTTGTGTTGGGAAGGGTCTCGACCGGTACCGGTAATCATAGGAGCCGTCATTGATACGGTATTTACCGGTGTCACGTTCCTTTGCGAATATGTGCCATGGATCCTCGCTGAAGCACGACATCGTTGCTGTCAGCTCTCCAATGAAATTCGCGCAGGATGTAAGCATCCAGCCGCTGTCGAGGTAGAAGTCAGGGAACTTCATCACCGCCTTCTTCCTATTCCCAGGCATAGTCACACCGCGAACTTCAATTGAGATACGCATGCCTTTATCGAGGTCATAGCCGATTTTGGCTGCATACCTACTGCCAAGCTGCCCTGAAAACTTCTGGCAGCAAATGTTCGCAATGTTCTGCATCGCGCTGAGAACAGGCTGAAGCGGGCCCGGCGCACGCATATGCGCCTCCATGCTGGTCTGATCTACTTCCCACATCAGCATGGGCTCGCCAACATCACCTGAATGGTTGCGGACGAAATTGTTCAGACAGTCCACACGGTCCTGATGTTTGATGTTCATCTTATGGAATGGTGAATCCTCGCCGAAAAAGGCTTCTGAGAGAACTTCACCAAAAACATGGACCATTGTCAGCAACTCGACGCCATTGTCGATGAAACTGCGGACCGTCTTGCCGTCCTTCGCTAGTTGTTCCCACTTCCCATGGGCAACGCGCATTCTGATTTGTTCAGGAGTCCTGATCATCTGGTTGTTGCTTAACGCGTCGTTGATAGCATCGTTGTTAAACTTTGATAGGCCATACTCTCCGAGCTGTTTTTCACCCATGATTTTGGCGTATATTTTTAGTATGCGCTCGCGACCGAGAAGTTCTTTGTTGATACGAGCCCAGAACCGCTGGAAAATGATAGCGGTCTGTGACTTTCGGTCGTACTGGAGAGGTTCGCCTGTGCGGGGATCGTTTTGGAGCTGCGTCCTTATCTCTACGCCGTGCGAAACGTGGTCAGGGTTCAACACAGTCGTCGGAACGACGACAGGACCTGTCACGTGCGCAGCCTCGTGCGGGACGAATCCCGAGGTTTCCCCAGGGCCGGGAGACGCGGCCGGACTCATCTCAGCCTGCTCCTCGACTGTTTGCGCGTGCACAGACATATCCGCAACGGGTCTACCGACCAAACGATTCAAAACGGTCCGAGGACCGTCAAGTACCGTCGTCACGGGATACGTCCCATGTAGGGATATGAAATCCCAAATATGGCGCAACCGAGCAATATGTGCTTGTGCCGCCGTATGCACAAGACTTGGTACACCTGACCTGGCGCTCGCGACACCGAGGGCATCCAACGCCTGGAACGGGCCACAGTACCTCTGACAATTTGTCCACCCGGCAATGGAAAAGCAGCCCCCAAGGAGCATGCCTCTCCACAAGCTGTCAAACACAGACAACTTGCGCCGTTGTAGCGCGACCACCTTTGGTAACATCGCCTGGAACAATTGCAATCTGAAGTCCTGCGCCGGCTTAGAATCGATGGTGTTGATCAGCGGGCCATGTGTGTCCCGACTGTCTCTCACTTTCTTGAGCTCCGTGAAGTTGACAAGACACTGATGTGTCGATGAGTCTACCTTGATAGAGCACGCCTCAAGGGCGTAGATGCCGGGCATCCAGCTGCACATGGGGCACCGTGTAGGCGCCACAAAGTGGGCTTCTGCTACCGAGTTTGGCATCTCAAGATCCGCCAATTCTGGGCGGCAATGCGTACACATCGGGTTCTCCACCGCAGTGAAGAGATCCGGGCTGTCGGAGGCGAAATAGTGGTCAAACATGAGTCGCTTTACCTCCTTCGCAGTCTTGTACGCGGCCGCGGCCGTTAAGGCCGTGCTGACAACCTTCTGCACGCTGATCTTTGGTTGTCCTGTCTGGTCAGGGACCGTGAATAGAAACTCAGAACCCCTGCGAACTGCCGGTCCAAGCAGATTCGCACTAGTATGCAGACTAGCTGCAACTCTCACAACACTCCTCCCGTTTGGTGGTACGAACGGCCACTCCGCCGCTATCCCGGTAAGGCCGGAATTCCGAAAGGACATGGTTAGGACGGGGTTCACACGTTGCCCCGCTCGTGTTGGGTGGACGACCGGCT